CTCGAATGGCAAGAAGTAGACGATCCAATCTTCGACGCATCACCGCACTATCCCACCGGGTGCGAGCCGGTCGATGAGATCCTCGCCGGGATGGGAGGTGTCGGCGTCACGGTATTGGCAGGACAGCCCAAGGTTGGGAAGAGTTTGATGTCTCTCTCATGCGGAATCGAAAGTGCGAAGGCAGGCTGGCGCGTGATTTACGTCAACGCTGAGATGAGTCGCGCACACATCGGGCTGCGCCTGCTCAACTACATGGGCAAGATCGACCCGCAAGTTGCTAGCCGGATGAAGATTGCCAACGTCACCACCGGTATCAGCATCGAGGGACTCTACGCAGAGATCGAGAAGGAGATCGAGCCGACTGATACCAAGCTGCTCATCATCCTCGACTCGATCAATCGCATCGTCGATATGGGGCAAAGCGAAGGCGGCGAGAACGCATACTGGCGACTGCTTCGCGACTGGTCTGCATGGGCGATGAACTCAAGACGCTCGACTGAAGGCCGCATCGGCTGGCTCATAGTGAGCGAGTTGGCAGCGCAGGGACACGTCAAAGGCAGATCGTTAGAGTATCTTGCCGATGTGGTGATCCGAATCAACTCAACCGATGTCGAAGATGTAGTGGACGTGGACATCCCCTATTCGCGGTCAACTCGAAGCGGTAGCATCGGCGCACTGTTCCGCGACTTCGCTCGCGGCATCTTCATCAAGGGGGTCTGATGCGATCGTATTATGAAGCCGATGGGATCACGATCTATCACGGTGACTGCCGGGATGTGATCAAGAACCTGCCTAAATTCGATCTAATGGCAACCGATCCACCATACGGAATCGGCGAGGCTGCCGGGAAGAATAAAAGTCGCAGTAAACTCGCAAGCTCATTCGACTACGGCAATGCTGGTTGGGATAACAAAACAATTGATTTCATGGACGATTTGATTGGAGTTGCCAAATTTGCAGCGGTGTTTGGTGGCAACTATTACAAACTTCCACCTTCCTCGTGTTGGCTGGTTTGGGACAAAGAAAACGGGAATACAGATTTTGCGGACTGCGAATTAGCATGGACGAATTACACTAAAGCGGTTCGTATCAAACGCCATAGATGGCATGGAATGATTCGAAAGAATCGTGAAGAACGATGGCACCCAACACAAAAACCCGTAGAAGTTATGAGTTGGGTAATCTCGTTATGTCCGGGAACACCGGAGACGGTACTCGATCCGTTAATGGGCTCAGGTACAACACTAGTGGCCGCCAAAAACTTAGGTCGCAAGGCTATCGGGATCGAGATCAATGAGCGTTATTGCGAGATCGCTGCCGAGCGGCTTTCTCAGGGTGTGCTTCCAATATGAGAGTCATCGGTCTAGACCTCGGAACGAAAACTGGATACGCATACACAAACGATGCAAAGGTTCGAGCTGCACATTCCGGCGTTGCAGACTTCTCACCCAGACGGCACGAAGGTGGAGGGATGCGCTTCCTTCGGTTCCGGCGCTTCCTCTGTGATCTGATCTCTGATCCAGAAGACACCGTAATCTTCTTCGAGGAGGTCGCATCACAAGCACATCGCTCCGGCAATGCCGCTCACATCTATGGCGGCTTCCTCGGCGTGCTATCCGAGTTCTGCGAAGGGCGCTCGATTCCGTTTCGTGGACTGCCCATCGGAACAATCAAGAAGCACGCCACTGGCAGCGGCAATGCGGGCAAGCCTGCGATGCTTCGACGAGCCTGCACCGTCTTCGGTAACACTGACTCTGAAGATGCCGCCGATGCACTCTGGACTCTCAGCCTTGGACTGAAAGAACTTGGGGAGAACGATGGAGAACTCTGAAGATCACGCCGATCTTATCGACGAATCTATCGAACCGATCACAGCCATCACGGAGAAGCTGCACCGGGGTCGCATCAAGTACGGACCCGACTGGGTTGGCAAGCGTGCCATCCTCGAAGCACATGATGAGGCGCTCGATCTCGGTGCGTACCTGCTCACCGAATACGACAACTATTCAGACATCGACGACAAGCTCATCGAAGAGTTGCTGCGAGAAACAATCAACATCATTCGCGGCATCCGTACCGCAATCGCAAAGATCAAGACGAGGTGAATCAATGCAACGCATCAAAGACATCGCACGAGGTAATACCCGAAAGCGCAAGCGAAGCTCAAAGTGGAGATCAGTACGAGCAAAGCACATCCGAGCAAACCCAAGCTGTGCCGTCTGCGGATCAACCACCAGTCTCGAAACACATCACATAAAACCGTTCCACCTGTTTCCTGAACTCGAACTCGAACCCTCCAATCTGATGACGCTATGTGATGGGATGCGCCGTCGCGGCCTGAACTGTCATCATCTCTTCGGACATCTCCGCAACTGGAGACGGATCAACTACGACGTGATCGAAGACGCAGCCGCGTGGCTCGTCAAACTGAAAAGGGCATAGCATGAACTGGAATGATCGAGTCAAAGAGTTTCGGCGTGTCCCCGCGTCTGAACTCAAAGCAAACCCGAAGAACTGGCGCGAGCATCCACCGGAACAACGCAAGGCGCTCGGTGCTGTTCTCGATGAAGTCGGCATCGCTGGTGCGTTGCTCGCTCGCGAGACTGACGACGGACTTGAACTGATCGACGGGCACCTTCGCACTGAGATGGACGATGCAACCGAGTGGCCTGTTCTGATCCTCGATGTTGACGAAGACGAAGCAGACATAATCCTCGCCACTTCTGATCCCATCGGGGCGATGGCTTCTCAGAACGACAAAGGTCTGACCGATCTCATCGCCAGCATCAAGACGGACAACGCTGCGCTCGGTGAGATGCTCGACGAGATGGAGAAGAATATCCCGACGCAGATCGAAGAAGGCGAGACGGACCCCGACGCCGTTCCCGAAGGCGATCAAGTCGAGAAGCGATGTGAGCCGGGTGATCTCTGGACGTTGGGTCGGCATCGGCTGCTATGCGGTGACTCGACGAAGGCCGACGATGTGGCGCGGATAATGGGTGGGGATACTATAGGGTGCGTTGTATCCGATCCACCCTATGGCATGAACTATTCTGGGACGGCAAGAACGGCTCAGTCTGGTATGAGCAACGAGCAACGCAGATTTGTGGAGCCAGTTATTGGCGACGATTCCGATTTCGATCCATCTTTTCTACTCGGGTGGTCTGATGAGGTGTTGTTGTGGGGCGGTGATTGGTATTACAACAAATTGCCACCGGGTGGGTCATGGATCGTTTGGGACAAACGTGCAAGCGTAGAAGCCGACTCCATACCCGGTGCTCCGTTTGAAGTGTGCTGGTCAAAGCGGAGACAAGCACGGACTTTCATTCGGGTGCCGTGGGGTGGATGGGTGAACAAGGAATCCTCAGAGACAGAGAGGTGGCACCCAACTCAAAAACCTATCCAAGTTATGGCGTCGGCTATTGAGGCGGCGCACGGCGAACCTGTTGTTGACCCATTCTCTGGCAGCGGCACGACGCTGATCGCTTGCGAGCAGAACTCCCGCACCTGCTACGCGATGGAACTCGATCCGCACTACTGCGATGTGATCCTCCAGCGGTGGGAAGACTTCTCGGGGCTGAAGGCCGAGCGCGCATGAAGCACCGCGACGGGAACAAGAAGCGCAAGGCGACGATGATGCTCACGATTCCCGTATCGGCCATCTGGCGATTCTTCCATCTCTGGCGCGATGAACGCAGACGCAAGAAGATAAGCGATGCGTTGCTAAAAAGACGCAGGGGCATGAAGCGAGATTAGACCCGACCTGTTGACGAGATATGAGGATGGGCTACTTCCCGAACAGAGCGCACTACTGCGCTCAGTGTTTCAGTGACAGACTCACCGAGCAGATCACCGGGAATCGTGTTTGACCGATAAGACTGGCAACGGCAATCTCCGGCCCCCTTGGAAGAAGGGCGAGAGCGGGAACCTGAAAGGTGGGCCGAAAGGTGGCGGTCGTCTGTCGTTCGAGACGCTCGTCAACCGGGCGCTCGACAAGGAGATCCCCGGCCACGGCATCACGAAGCGCGAAGCACTCGCCGAGCTGTTCGTGAACCAACTGCTCGCCAAGAAGAACGACGCGCCGTTTGGTCACTACATCAGACGAGGCTGGCCCGAGATCTCGAAGCATGAGATCAGCGCCGACGTTGAACTCAACGCCGAGATGCAAGTCGCCGCTGAAGAGTTGCGACGAAGGCTCGACGATCTATGAGCGCACCCATGATCGAACGCGCCGATGTTCGCGAGAGCATCCTATCCGCAACACCCGACATCCAAGCCGCAGCGCAGTACGAGTGGCCGATCTGGGCTCGACCCGACCAGCTCGAGCCCGAAGGCGATCACCGATACTTCATGGCTTGTGCGGGTCGAGGATGGGGCAAGACACGCGCAGGCACCGAATGGGTACGGGCGCAGATCGAAAGCGGGAAGTCGTCACGAGCGATCATTGTAGCCGCTACAGCGGCAGACCTGAGAGATACGCTAGTCGAAGGACCAAGCGGACTGATGACCATCTGCCCACCTTGGAACCGACCACTCTATGAACCCTCGAAGCGGCGATTGACGTGGAAGAACGGCGCAACTGTCGCCCTCTACTCGTCCGAAGAACCCGACCGACTTCGTGGTGTCAACGCTGACCTTATGCTCGCCGATGAACTCGCCGCGTGGAAGTATCCGGCAGCTTGGGACATGGCACTGTTCGCCCTTCGTCTTGGATCGAACCCGCGAGCGATGATTACGACAACACCTCGACCGACGAAGATCATTCGTGATCTGTTGAAGCGAGACGACTGCGTTGTTGTTCGAGGCTCGACTTACGACAACGCTGCCAACCTCGCGCCGCAGTTCATCGAGGAGATCATTCGGAAGTATGAAGGCACGCGCCTTGGAAAGCAGGAGATCTGGGCTGAGTGCTTGGAAGATGTGGACGGTGCCGTCTTGACCCGTGAGCAGATCGAGACTCTCCGCGTCGATGAAGCTCCTGATCTCGGTCGCATCATCGTCGGTGTCGATCCAGCCATCAGCTCCGGCGAGAACTCAGATCAGACCGGCATCGTCGTCGTCGGCAAAGGTGTTGACGATCATCTCTACGCACTGGCCGACAGATCATGTCGCCTCGGTCCTGCCGGGTGGGCGCGTCGGGTGGTCGATGCGTTCCGCGAGTTTCAAGCAGACACTATCGTCGTCGAGAAGAATCAAGGTGGTCAGATGTGTGAACACACAATCCGCAGCGTCGATGCCAACGTGCCGATAACGATGGTCACGGCAACACGAGGCAAGCACGTTCGAGCGCAGCCGATCCTCTCGCTCTTCGAGCAAGGCAAGGCACATACGCTGCCCGGATTGACGAAGCTCGAAGAGCAGCTCGCCTCCTTCTCACTCGAAGGTTACGAGGCAGACGGCTCGCCCGATTCAGCAGATGCATTCGTATGGGCGGCGACTGAACTCACAACCAGTCCGGGAGCGCAGGTCTTCATATGAGCATATTCGCAAAGACACAACGAGCAGCCGAGGTGCCGCAACCTGCTGGCGGTCTGAACTTCTCGCTCGCTCGACTACTGAATCAAGAAGCCTATGACACCGACCCGATTAAGACCGACACCGATGCGCTGAAGTCATACTCCGGCTGGATCTATGCGTGCGTCTCAGCCATCGCGCAAGACGTTCGATCATCATCGTGGTCTATCTGGCAACGCTCAGGCACCAGTCGCAAGGATTGGAAGAAGCTCGAAGGCTCGCAGATACCAGACATCTTGATGCGACCCTCGGCAACGCAGACATGGGCTGATCTCATCGAGCTTACGCAGACGCATCTCGATCTATCGGGCCGCGCCTTCTGGCATCTCATCACTGCCGGATCAGGTGGTCGAGTGGTTGGCATTCAGGTGTTGAATCCCGACTGGGTGAACAAGCCGGTTTACAACGCAGACAGAACCATGCTCACCGGGTGGGAGATCAACGTCTCGGGATCGAAGCGTCGAGTGTTGCCTGCCGATGACGTGATCCTGTTCCGCTATCCCGACCCGATGGACCCGACCGGCGGCATCTCTCCCGTTCGAGCTGTTGCAATGTCGGCAGACATGGACACCTACTCGCGAGCCTATGCCGCAAGCCATCTTCGCAATCACGCGCAGCCCACCGGCATCCTAACTACTGAAGCCGAGTTGACTCGCGATCAAGCTGCACTGCTTGCCGAGGGTTGGCAGGACAATCATCAAGGCACGTCGAAGATCCAAGTGCTCGGCAAGGGCGCGCAGTTCCAAACGCTATCTGCTCACATCAAGGATCTTGAGTTCGCCGCGCTTGCCAAAGTCTCGATGGATCAGATCCTCGCGGCTTACCACATACCGAAGAGCCGCATCGGTTTGATTGACGACTCCAGCCGAGCCAACGGTGAAGAGAGTGACCGGGTGTACTCGTCGCTCTGCCTCGGCCCTCGGCTCAAGCGATACGAGCAGCCGATCACATACCGACTCTTCCCGCGCATCGGACTCGACCCGACCCGGTACAGCTTCGAGTTTGATTCAGTCGATGTCGCCGACAAGGAGTTCGAGCGCATCGCAGCCGAGACAGCATTCGGCAAGGGCGCGATCACGATGGACGAGTACCGCGACCGCATCGGCTTCGAGCCCGAAGCAGGTGGAAACGGTGCGGTGTACTTCGTACCGATGGGCTCGACTGTTACCGAGAACCCGGAAACTGGGATGGCTCCGATGGCAGCGGGTGAGATCGCTCCAGCCTTCGAGGACGTGCCGACCATCGCACCCGATGTCGATGCAGCAAGAGGCGAAGCCAAGGTTGGCGAGAGCATCGCACCAGAGACAGTTCTCAACGGAGCGCAGGTCACATCACTGATTCAAGTCGTCACTGCGATGATGACCGGCGCGCTGCCATACGCATCGGCGTTGGAGATCATTCAGTCCGCGTTCGGCATGTCGATTGAGAAGGCGCAGCGCATTCTCGGACCAGAGAGCAACGCCGGGATCAACAAGCCTGAAGTCACAGCCGCAGCCGTGGGCCGCGCACTTGAAGCCGTCGAAGTAGAGACAGAGATCAAAGCAGACGACCGCGAGTTATCAGACCCGAGTGATGAGCAGATCGAGATTGCCGCGCTTCGCTTCCTGCACTCACAAGAAGATGGCGAGCGTCGAATGAAGGGCAGACTCCGAGCCGTCTTCACGAAGATGTCGAAGGCTGTTGTTGCCGCTGCCAAGGGCGAGCGAGCAATGAGTCAAGGCGTAAAGACACGCGCATCAGCAACCGGAGATGATTCGAGTATCGGGGCAGATCGTTACCAGTTGCTCGATGCAGTGATCGACGGTTTTAACGATGAGCTTGCAGCGATCATCGAAGAAGAGGCGCTGACGCAGTTTGCCTCTGGACACGAAGCATTCGCATCGGAGATTGCTGGCAAGGTGGCACCCGAGTTGCTCATCGACTTCAACATGATCTCAGACGCAACGAAGGACTGGGCGAAGAAGCACGCCGGGAAGCAGATCACCAACATCGGCGACACAACAAAGCAGAAGGTGCGGCGTGTACTCGATGAGTCGATGGAGGCCAATGAGAGCATCGACCAACTCGCCAATCGACTGCGTGATGACTTCAACAAGTTCAAAGGCATCAGAGCGGAGACGATTGCTCGCACCGAGACGGCTGGCTCATACAACGCAGGCAAGTTCAACAACAGCGAAGTCTTTGCCGACGAGAACCCAGACCTCGACGTTCTGAAGACATGGGTGCCGACGCAGGACAACCGCACCCGCGAGCATCACAAAGCCGAGAACATCAAGAACCAGACCGGAGACACGAAGAGAACAGTCTTGCAGAATCAACCGTTCCTTGTGAATGGCGAACAGATGATGAGACCGCTCGACCCAAAGGGCAGCGCGGAGAACGTAGTGCGATGTCGCTGCGTTCTAATCTATGACGTTGAAGGAGATTGAACATGAACAAGATCAACACCGCAGCGCGAGCAGTCGAGACGGAGAGCGAAGAAGGACTGTCATGGTTCCGAGCTTCGACATCTGATCTCGACCGACACGGCACCATCGTCGAGCCTCGCGGCATCGACACCGCAAACTTCGTATCGAACCCGGTCTTCATGTGGGGTCACGATGCGTATGGAGACGGCAACGGACCACCCGATCTGGAGAACGTTCTCGGTCGAGTGGTTGACTTCCGTCGCACCGACGAAGCCTTCGACATCGGCGTCGAGTGGGCTGGACATGATCGCGCCATCATGGCTCGCGATCTCGTCCGCTCCGGCTTCTTGTCTGCCGTCTCGGTTGGCTTCATCCCCGACCCGGAAGGCATGACGACACGATCAATCGACGGGTCTGATATTCCCGTCTACGAACGAACGGAGCTGGTCGAGGTTAGTCTCGTCCCAGTTCCGTCGAATCCGGCAGCGATTGCACTGATGCGATCTCTCAAGCTGCCGATCATCTCCGAGCATTCTCCGTCCGACAACGACGCAGATTCCGAATGCCTGCGAGACAACATCAGGGTCTTGCTCGATGCGGAACGTATCCGCTCGCTGCTGAAGCCCAACTCGTAGGAGGTTCCTCATGGAACTCGACAAAGCAGTAGAAGAAGTGAAGACGGACATCCGTACATTCACTGAAGAAACGATCACTCCGATCAAGGAGCGATTGGCATCGTTGGAAGAGCGCAGTAGTTCTCCCGGTGATGAAGTTGTTGCCGACTTGGAGAAGCGACTCATTGACGGAGAGCAGAAGCTCGAAGCGATGAACGAGCAGATCCGATTGGTTCAAGTCAATGGCGGTCTCGTTGCCGCAACCGAGAAGAGCAACAGTGATCCGTTCAAGGGCGCTTACTTCCGCGACGTAGATGCGATGCGGAACGAACTGCTTCACGGCGAATCGCGTTCTCTCACCGTGTCCGACATCAGCGCATCTGCTGGCTTGATGCCTGACGAAACGGCGAGTGCGTTTCTCGATTATGTAGTCGGGGATCAAGCAACGCTGTCTCGTATCGAGACGAAGGTCATGTCTTCGCCAACAGCGCGACTTGATCGCATCGGAGTTGCATCCAGAGGGATGCGGCTCATCACTGAGCTGACGGATGTTCCAGACACAGATGGTGTCTCGTTCACAGCTCACACTCTCAGCGTTGTCGAATCAGGTTGGGCCGAAAATCTTTCGCTCAGTTTCCTCGAAGACAACATCGCTGCGGGCAATGCGGAAGCAGCCATCGCGAGTGCGGTTGCGAAGACCGTGGGTGAGGACTTGAACGATCTCGCATGGAACGGGAACAGCTCGACTGCTGGATTCTTGATTCAGAACTCTGGATTCGAGACTCTGTTTGCAGCCGATGCTGATGTGAATGACACGGGAAGTCAGACCGGAGTGACCGATCCGATTGCCGTGTTGAGCGCACTGTACAAGGCAGTTCCTGCCGAGTATCGGATGCTTGCAGGTCAGTCGATGTTCGTGTCTCCCGCCTTTGCGACGGGATACATGGACAACCAGTCGGCAAGGGCAACCGCTCTTGGTGATGCAGTTCTGACCAACGGAAGCGCTGGTCTGAGCTACTTCGGTGTTCCAATCGTAGTGGAACGTCATCTGCCAGAGGCGAATGCTTACATGACGCCTGTCTCAAACCTCGTCTTCGGCGTGCATCGTGCGATGACGCAAGAGATGGAATGGCAGCCTCGATCCCGTCAGGTTCAACTGACGATCACCATTCGCTCGGACTACGAGTACAAGTGGGGCAATGTTGTTGGTCGAGCGCACACCATCGACGGTGCTGGCTTGGTTTCGTAACAGAATGACGAGGGAAACGATGACGCAGGATCAAGACAAACTATGTCAATGCGAGGATGCCGATGGTATCCGATCATGTTCCTGTTCTTCGTCTTCCGA